TGTTTTAATATTTGTGAACAATTCTACTTTTGTTTTAATCAAATTTTTGTCATTGTTGAAGGCAACGAACTTAGGGAAAAGGAAAAAAAAAAAAGGGGGGGCATACGCCATTGCTCTATCCTTGAGAACAAACAAAATTATTAACAAAATTATTAACAAAAAAAATTTACAATTATGAAAGTAGCTAAACTTATTGAGAACAATTGCAACACGGAACAATTTGACGCAATCTATTTTATGATGATGAGTACATCAGAAGTATTTTTTATATGGAAAAAAACTTCAATAAATCTCAAAGAAATAGACAAAAAACACAGAAGAATATATGTGACATGGAAAGATACACAATATCACTCACATTACATCAATTTTGAAGACATAGACACAATTCTGCAATGCGTATTGACTGCATATGGAGAATATTCTAACTCATATAGAGAATGGAGAACCATATACAAAAAGATATGACCATTGATTTAAAAAGTAGGGTTAAAAGCACTACTTTTGATTTTTACGTGAACCATCATAATTATTATAATGTTGAACATCACTCCAACTATATGACTCACTAGAATATTGACCCTTAGTTTCAGACAAGAAAGGAAATCGATAAGGCATGAACTTAGCAGCAGAGTCTGCTATATCGGTGAGCATTCCAACAGCCTCTTTACAATATTTCAATTGATTCTCCTTTTTCAGTATCTCCAATCGTTCAGCCTCTTGTGCATTTATCATACCAGCGCGTTCAAGCTCCTTTATTTGTAAAGCAACTTCATTAGCGCACTTCTTTTCAAGATACTTATTTTCTGCAACCTTACCATCATTAAGAAGTTCCTGCCATTTCTTCTGAACAGGTCGCATTTCACGAATTGTAGTAGCCTGCTCTTTATTTACATTGCCCTGGGTAATAGCCTCATATGCTTGCGCATTGAGAAGTTTCAACTTGGCGCCTCGAGTAACTTCTTCAGTCTTTGCTTGAGCAACATTGAGATTAGTAGAAGAATCAAGATTTCTTATTTTACTTTCCAACTCACCGACAAGTGCGCGAAAATAACGTGGAGCAGTTTTCAACTGCTCACTGGTAAGCTGATTTTGCAAAAATTGAGTAGATTTCTTGAGTTCTATTAAATCAGTCATTGCTTTAGTTTGGTCACCCTCCAAAGCAATATAGTTAGTACGAGCAGCAAGATTAGCTATATCATGAACTTGCAACTTCAATTCATTCTTCGCCTTTTCCAAACCAGTAGCTTTCAAAATAGACAACTCAAGTTTGGAAGTTTCTTGACGTATAGAACTTTCCTTATTCTGATTACGAAGAAGGTTAACGACTTCTTCCATCTGAGCACGAATATTATCAGCTTCAGCGCTATTCTTTTTAGAAGAACTCAAAGAATTAATCAAATCAGTACCCATTTTGAAAACAGCAAGTAAGTTCTGCAAACCTGCAGATGAAGAAGCCGAAATGTCATTACGAGGAGCTTGTAAAGATGGAGTAACTGGAATAGGTGATTGCGAAGGAGAAGCACTATAACCAGTAGCATTTGCAGAAGCTCCAGTAACTTGTTGTGAAGCAACAAACGGATTAATACCAGCGTTTACAAGTCTTTGCATACGGGCAGTTTCAGAATTAAATTGAGCCTCACGTTGAAAAGCAAGTGCAGCCTGTTCAGCTGCAAATTGGTTATTTTTCTCATTTTGCTCACGAGCAAAAGCCAAATCTTGAAGATGCAAAGTCTTTTGCATTTCATTCGTCTCTCTTTGCATAGCAATATTCTCACGATTCATTTGCATTGCATTCTGACCAGAAATTTGCTTACCAAATGAATTAAGACCTTCGCGCAAGTCAAAACCAAAAACATCAGTAATAGGAGAGACTATATCTAAAGCTAAATCGGTGACCCCTCCGACGAGGTCACCGAAAAAATCAAACACACTCATTATTTACTATCTTTTGATTGATTGTTACGCTTAATAGTATCAGAAACGACCTTACGCAATCGAGCAGCTTCATCATCGACCTCAGAACCATACTGAGCATACCGATTAATGATAGAATCAAATCCTTCTCGCACATCAGTTACAGACATACCCTCACCCTCTTGAGGCTGGAGATACTTAGAAATATACTCATTCAATTCGGGGGCTAACTCCTTAGTTACACGTAAACGCAAAGCGGAATTAGGAAAACCCGTATTAGGGTCGGGAGCAAAAATAACCTTTTCCAAATCAGAATCAGCAGTTTCTAAAATATGAAACTCTGCAATATGAGTATGTAAAGGAGCAGCAAGCCCAATATTATACTGCTTCAATTGATTAATAAGATTTTTCATAACGATTTCACTTTATCAGTTTCAACACTCATTTTAGAAAGCTTTCTTGAATCAAAATGCAAAACGTGAATAAGAGGGTCAGTAGCCCAAGGATTTAAATCCGAAGTCAAACCAGAGTCACCGACCTTGTCAAAAGGCACAAGCATAATAGAATCAAGCATATTAGGATTAATAAGGAAATTAGACAATTCCGAACCATTGACAACACGTTGAGTTACCCAATTTTTCCAGTTAGTCAAAAGTCCAGCGCTAGTCTTGTCATACTTTTGTTTAAGTTCACGCCACTGTTCAACCCAGCCAATAATAGAATTATTAAGCATAGAAGATTCGTTATCAAGTTGTGCCTCAAACTGAAACATTGGACGCTTACCCAATTGTTCAAGTTCAGGTTTAAAAAAGTTCTCAGGATAAACATACGTATGGAAATAGTCAAGTCCAAGCGTAGAATAATCACTTTCAGGGACACAACTATAAATACCCATAATTATACAATGTTCGGTTGCAGTATAGGAAACTTTACGACCTTGCATAGAACCTTGCGCCTTGCCACCAAGAGAACCAAGAGGATTATAGACATCACCGATATTGGTATCAGCAGAAGCAACTACACTATCAACTTGAATGATACCATGAGAAGAACCGAGATAAATTACTTCACCATCTGCACCCTTTGGCATACGTACACCAAAATGTGCAAGTTGTTGCTTGTCTATTGTCTTTCCAGCCTTAGCAGTCAACTCAAGGAGCTTATACAATGAAAACATAGATTTCAATTGCATGACGCTCTCCATACGTATACTTTCACCCCCGCCAGAACCTTCATATTCAGTTATAGAAGTATTAGACACATCAGTAACAAAATCATCAGGTCTTGGGCTTTGATATTCACTTGCATTGGCATATCGAGGTTGAACATCAATAAGACTATTTAGCCATTTGGGCAAATTACCCGAAGGTGACCAATTATGCAACATTCCAATTGACGCATTATCAACAAGCGGAGTAGGAGAAATATTTGTAAAATAATCCTTCTTCCAGGGTCTATAATGAAGTTTGAACAACTTAATAATACGGTCCCTGGATGTAATTAAAGTTTGATTATAGAAAGAATCAAGATTATAACTTTCGACATCCTTTTCCTCACGAGAAGAAAGACGGTAGAAATCTTGATAAATCTTTTGATAAGCTTGCAACAAAATAGGATTTGGACGCAAATTATTTGTTTGCGGTAAATCTACCATTGTATGAGGAATGCCCAACAAATCACCAAGACGAGAAGCATTATAAAGATTTTTCACACCAAAAATATCAGCAGAAGAACCAATAAAAGACTTAACCTGTGAAAGTTGATACTGAGGATATTTAACTTTAGTATTGTCAATATCCGAAAAAAAATCAGAACGGAAATCTTTAACACCGTAGAAAATGGCCTCGAAAGGGCTAAATAACTGATTCATAGGAACTGCAAAGAAATCTACATGCTCAGTTAAACGGGTAAAAGCTGGAGAAGTCATGTTCTGTAAACGTGAGAACATTTGAGGAGTAATTTCTATCTTATCACCTGGAGATAGAAAATCATAATAAACAGGCAGCAACTGACCGACAGAAGAAGTAAATTTCAACTGATGACTAAGGTCATGAGGATTATACCTTAATTGTGCTTTTGGGTCATAAGTTTTGTTTTGTTTAGACATAATTTATAAATCGTTAAAAGAAATTGAATTCATTGTTAAAAGAACATCAGCAACATTTTTCTTATATTCCAAATCATCGAAATCATGTATAAGCTTATTATCTTTTGAGAGTATAGAAGGAAATATATTGATATCAGTAACAAACGTATGCACTTCTGAAATAATAGAATCAAGAAAAAGTGACTGAACATCACCAGTTAGATAATCAATTATATTGTCATAAAAACCATTGAAATAATCGCTTTCATGTTGTACAAAAACATGAGCATTCTTCAAAACATTGGAACTATAAACGGTCCAAGCTTGATAATACAATATGACATAATCAAAAAAACTGAATCCTAAATCGTGGGCAATCTTACGAAGACGGTTAAATTGCCGTTCAAAATTACAAAAAACTTTTTCATAAATACATAAACCATGATGTTTAAAAGCACGAACACTAATATTAATCAAATCATCAAACCTTTCTCGGAAACCTCTTTCATTCGTTCTAAACTTCTCACGAAATCTTGTTGGTAAAGATAGACACTCGACCATCTCATCACGAGTAAGCCGATTATATCCCGTGATTTTAGGGAAGTATTTATTGATAACGTAGCGGGGTAACTGAAAGGTAGCAAGCTCCACGGCACCGCCTTTTCTAACGACTTGAGCAGTATAGGAAAGATTGTGCGCCAAGATTTTCGTGAGAACTGATTCAAATTTGAACTCTTTAAAATCGAATCCAAAATCTCGTGAGGAGGAACATCGGGGCTTAAACCACTTTTCTCTAAAAAGCGTAGGTAAAGAATTAGACTTATTAAGGTAACCCGCAACATAGCGGGCAGGCGCTTTTGCAAGTTGCACTTGCTTATAGTCCCGTTGATAATAATTACACATCTGCCAACTCTTATTAATGGCACGTTTGACCACGAGGTAATCCGATTTCGGACACCATACCAATGAATGAAAGTGCGCACGGGAATAAGTACCCCCGTATTCTGAACAATTCCAGTAAGACAATTTTGTCGTATCATAACCTTCTCTTTTTAAGTTAATAAATAAACGTTTATAAAACAATTGAATATCCTTATAATAGATTACTGAAACATCATTAAATGACATTTCACCATCTTTACAACTAACATAAGGAAGTTTTTGAATCAACATTGAACATTGATTGAGAACTACGTTAAACTTATCATCACCATATCGCGTCAAATCCTTAATAAGTATATAGTCCAAATCACTTATTCTTCTATTATCATATAACATACCATCACAATCGAAATCAATAACAGGGATAAAATCGATGATGTCACGGTGTTCTACTATCTTCTCATGATAGAAGCGTTGATGTCTATCATACCAACGAAATATATGAGCGTTACGATAAAGAGCGACATGAGGCAATAATTTACCATCTTTACGAAAGAAATAAATCCTATCGTTCTTATCAATATACGGTAAGAACTTATTCATATACGTAAAAGTACAAAACAAACAAATTTCACCAGGTTTACCATGACGATTAATCATTGTGGCGCGATGATTTGCCTTTTCCTGCTGACAAGCTTTACATTTGCCACAATTGACGGCAATCTTTCGACCATCACGAAGTGTTATCCAAGTTCTATGTGTACACATAAAGTAAACTATAAATGGGGTTGCAAATGCAACCCCTAATGTGACAAACCAATTTGAAACTGAACACTTCCCGTAAAGATACCTAACAAAATGGCAATTGTCACGACTGACAAAATTACTAATAAAAAAAGAAAGCTACGTTTATCCATACAAACAACCGATTTACAGATTAGCCACAATTAACATACCTACACAAGAGATTGGACACTTCACAATGTTCTTATCCTTGCCGAGCAAATCAGACACGCAGATAGTACACATGTCTTTGACACCATTACATTTTTGTACTTGAATTATCTTTTCCATATTAGTAAAATTTGAATGCGCAAATATAGGTAAATTTTTGCACATAATCGGCATTATTATAATTAGATTTAGATTTTGTTAACTTCTAAAATGTCTATTTAACATAACATTACATTATGATAATTGATTTGCATACGCACGGAAACTCAACTATACACCCAGGGAGATATTAGAAACTGGGTGTGTGAGTTTTGCACATAAGGACCAGTAGATGCACGCAATCAGTAAGGATTGCGCCGAGATTGAGTAAATCTAACCAATCGGCAAGCCGATTTCTAAGGTATTTTATTTTTTATCTTTTTTATTTTTTCCTATTCCTAAGTTAGTTGCAAAGCTAATGTAAAAATTTGATTCTTACAAAAGTTAATTG